CGGGCGCAGTATGATCACTGGAAGCCGGATAACGTGTTGATTGAGGCGAAGGCCACGGGCACGACCTTGCAGCAGGAGCTAAGGCGCGTGGGGATTCCGGTGACGACCTACTCGCCTGGGGGAAGAAAGAAGAACCAGGATAAGATTGCCAGGGCGAATGCGGTGGCACCCGTGTTTGAGTCGGGGATGGTCTGGGCACCACAGACGAAGTGGGCAGAGGAGTTGATTGAGGAGTGCGCAGCGTTCCCCAAGGGTGATAATGATGACTTGGTCGATAGCACGGTGCAGGCCATCAGCCGGTTCAGGGCCGGGAACTTTGTGGCGTTGGACGATGATGAGGCTGATGAGCCGTCAACCCAATTGGAATTTGAGTACTACTGATGCTAGTGCAACCACAGCCTATCCATGTTGCATCGGGTCTTCAACGCAGCTTGAGTTTGAGTATTATTGATGTATGCGCTTGCGCGCCTCGCCCTGCTAGAGCGATAATCCCTTCATCTTAACCCTGGCCAGGGGAAACAATGAACGCTAAAGAGATGCTTGCACGCTATGCCCAGGGAGGCATGGTCGATGAGTCGGTCGACGTGAGTAAAGCTCGACAAATGCTGCAAAACCTATCGAGTCCAGTGCAACATTTTGCTAATGGCAGTGAGGTTGTGCCCGCAGGTTTCCGACGCAGCCTTTTTACGGGAGAGCTTGTACCTATTGCAGCCACGGTAGAGCAGCTAACGGACATCTACCGAGGCGGCGAGGCACAACAGGCTAATGCGGATGCGGCAGCAAGAGCCATTACAGCTGCCGAAACGCCTGTTCAGGCTAGCCCTGCTGTGAGTGCGGCTCCTGCCCCCGCCCCTGAAACACGTCTAAGTTTGTTCACGAACGAGCCGGTCCCTGTTAACGCTTCTGTTCAGGATCTCACTGATATTTACAGTGATTACTCATTTCCAAGTGAGCCAGCTGTTCCTGAAACACGTCTAAGTTTGTTCACGAACGAGCCGGTTCCTGTTAACGCTTCTGTTCAGGATCTCACTAATATTTACAGTGATTATTCCTTCCCAAGTGAGCCCCCTGCTCCTGAAACACGTCTAAGTTTGTTCACGAACGAGCCGGTCCCTGTTAACGCTTCTGTTCAGGATCTCACTAATATTTACAGTGATTATTCATTTCCAAGCTCGGTCCAAAAACAGCCTTCAACGGCGGCTAGTGACTTACTCGATTTGAGTAAGGTTGCGAGTACTACTCCTAGCCCCTCTACCGCCGCAGTAACCAGCGCCACTGTAAGCGAGCCTCCTGTTAGCCAGGGCCCTGACGCGGGAGCCTTGGCTAGTGAGCTTGGCATCCCGACTTTTCAGGTCGTAAGTCTGTTGAACCAGGGCCTTGATGCATCGGCGATTAGAAGTCGCTATGCCATTCCGGTGTCTGTCGCTACGGACTTAATGCAGCGAAGCATGACGGGCGGGGTGGATACCTCTGAGTTTGACAAGCTCGGTGGCTATGAGCGGGTTAAAGCGGTATATGACGCTGCCGGAGGTAGTTACACGCCGCCTTTTGGCCAAAAGCCTGTTGTTCCCACGACAAAGCCGCCTGTTGTTCTTCCACCCGTGCCATCTGTTGTTCTCCCACCCACACAACCGTTGCCTCCTCTGACCGAGGAGTTTGTTGCACCCACAGCCCCACTACCTCAAGCACCCCCTGTTGCGCTGACCCCAGGACAAGAGGGCCTTGATCCAGGCACCGCCATCGTTGGCAAGATCCCCGAGGCTGAGCAAGTCAAGCTCCCGCAGCTTGATACAACGTTTAGGGCCTCTGAACCACGCACCCCGATCTATGAGCGCTTTGGCCGTGTGACGGGATACAACTACAGCCCTGCTGCAAAGCTGACCCCTGCCACGGGAACGACGGTTTTTAATTGGGCACCGCCTGGGGTGACGAGTAGGCCACGGTCCTTGCTTAATATTGGCGATGTGCCAGGAGTCACGATCGATCCGGTAACAGGCCAGTTGCGTATGCCCTTGTCAGCCAGTCAGCAGTTTGCACGGGATCGTGCGGAGTTGGATCAGCAGTTCAGGCGGCTTTATGCAGGGGCAGCGGCAAGTGACACAAGCCTCCCGGCCCAAGCGCCCGCAGGCGCGGCAGCGGCGTTTCGTCAGTTTGCCATGAGCGATCCGACGATGTCAGCGCAATTGCGGATGCGGGATATTGAGCAAACGCCTTTGCAACAGCAGGATTACGCGGTCGGGGGAGGCGAGGGCCCGAATACCCAGGCAGCAAGGCAGTTGCGGTCACAGTTTGGTCAGGCCCCGTATGCAGCGGCGCTCACCGCAGCGTTTGATCCGTTCCTGGCTCGCAATCGTGCAGCACTCACCGCGCTTGCCCAGTCCGCCACGGCACCGAAGAGTTATTCGGAGATGTACCCCGACATTGCAGCGGCTTATACCAAATTAAGTGATAAGGACAAGGACAAATACCCCACGCTACAGGACTACGAGCAATACCACTTTGACACCTACGGGAACAAGGAGGGGCGTATGTCGCCTTTGCAGATCATGGCAAATGCCAACCCCCTGCAAAGTCCTTACAGCACGGCATTCTTTAGCAAGGGCGGTGAAGCAAGCACGGAGGACTTTATCGCAAAAAAGTCCGACGGCGGTGATGTTTCTCGTGGAGATGTTTCACGTGGAACGCCATCGCCTAATCCTGCCGAGGTTCCTAGTGTCATTGACGAGCGCGACGAGATCCGCAGCGAATCGCAGCGTATGCTCAATCGGCTAGCGTCCCAGAGCAAGTTGCCTCCTGGTTTGCAGCGCACGATCCAAGGCGCTCGGGCAAGGCAAGGCGAGTCGTTGATTCCGGCTGCGGTTCCTGCAAGGGATGTGATGGCCGGGATGTTTGGCGCACAGGCCATGAACCTCGGATCAGAAGCCTACCGCACGGGGCAGGCCTTGGCTAACTCCCCTCCTGTTGAGGTACTCAAGGCCCCGGCAAAAATTGCCTCTGCCGCTGGCGACGCCGCCACCGCATTAGCGTCTCTGGGTGGAGCAGGGGTTATCAAGTCCAAGGGTGGGAATTGGTTTAAGGACTTAAATTCAGTTGAAGGACAGCTTCAGTGGCTAAAGTCCTCGCCGACGGTTAGACAAAATCCTCCCGACGTACTTGAAAGAATGATAGGCCCTGGAAAAATGGCCCTTGATAATTGGGTGGACAAGAAACTCACCAAGTACATAAAAAATGAGATGGGTACGCCCGAGGATCCTGTTCGCGAGCTAGCCGAGCGCGGCATCTTGCATATGCCGACTTATGATTTTAACGCTGTAGGACTGGGCGAAAAACGTCAACGAGCAGGCATGCCTATAGGACTACAAGGTCAAAGCAGAGAAGCTCAGTTTTGGGAACGAACGGCAGATAGATTAATCGATTTTACAACGCCATCGGAGATTAAAAGAGAGGCTACACACGGTGCAAAAGAGCATCAGCGCAATTATGCTAAAGACCTCCTGGAAGAAAACCCTTGGATTGAGAAAGTTCCGGCTAATACCAAAATATATAAGCCAAGCGTCAGTGACGATCTTGTAGATAATGCAGGTTTTGGCCATATCATTGATGAGCTAGAAAACGCCATGCACCCTGAGTCTGACCTGCCGAATGCGTTGCGTATACAGCCCAAAGACCTCGAAAAAATTACCGTACCGCAGGCCGTTGAGCGTGTAGCCAAGATTAATGATTGGCGTGCCAAAGAAGCTGCTAAAGCTGAACGCGAAGGTATGCTCCGCAACTTGCAAGCTACACCCAGGCTCGCCGATAACTCGTTGCAACTTTCGTTCGTTGACAAACCTGGAGGCTCTTGGGTCGATATCCCTGAGACCACCGATCCAAAAGGCATGGCACTTTGCACCTCCATCGGCAGGGCGGGTGGTTGGTGTACGCAGGGTGACTATCTTGCCGAAAGTTACGGCTCGGGCGAGCACAGACTCACGGCACTTGTGGATGCTGAAGGTCGCCCTCATGCGCAGGCAAAAATCACGGAAAATGACTGGTCTGTTTCCGGAGAAGGGTTTACGCGTTTGGACCCGCAAACTAAAGCGCAATATGGCCAGTATGTACGGGAGTGGCGGCAACGCAATCCAGAGGTTGAAGAGCTAACAGATGGCGACGTAATTCAAGCACTTAGAGAGGCTGGCGTTAAAGGACCGGCTCCTGATATCACGGAGCTTAAGCCTCCAGGCAATAGTTTTGATAGCGAACGCGCTATAGAGTATGCCAAGCGTGACCCTGACTATAGAGCCAAGGTTACCGACTCGGTCGTTCGATTCTTGAATAGCGGCGAATGGGGCGACGTTAGTGACTTGCATCTCTACGGTATTGTTGATTTAAAGCGCGACAAGGGAAAGGTGATACCGTCAGCACGAGCGGCGTTTGATAAAGCAATTAAGGCCCAACCCACGGCCCCGCGTTTTATGACTTTGGACCAGTTTACCAAGTTCCTCGGTTACAAAAACGGTGGCGAAGTCAAACTAAGACACGGCGGCCCCGTTGACAAAACAACAGCATTCATCAAAGCTCACGCTTGATCCAAGGACCTAGCATGCCCATCGACAAAGCCCTCTACGAAGCCCCTGCCACATCGATCGAGATCGATCAGGAGAATATGCCCGAGATCGAGATCGTGCTTGACGAGGACGGTGGGGCGACGATTGAGATCGGAGAGGAAGAAGACAGCGAAGTCGATTTCTACGCCAACCTTGCCGAGGTCGTGGACGATGACACCTTATCCAAGATTGCCATAGACCTCTCGGCCTTCTTTGAAGCGGATAAATCAAGCCGTTCGGATTGGGAGCAGACCTATGCCAAGGGCCTTGAGCTCTTAGGCATGCGCTTTGAAGAGCGCACCAAGCCTTTCAGGGGTGCGGCAGCGGCAACCCACCCCTTGCTTATGGAAGCGGTGGTCCAGTTCCAAGCGCAAGCGACCAAGGAGTTGATGCCTGCGGGGGGTCCCGTGCGCACGGAGATCCTGGGCAAAGAGACGTTAGACAAGTTCCAGCAGGCAGGCCGCGTGCAGGACTTCATGAACTACCAGATCACAACCGTCATGAAGGAATACACGCCTGAGTTTGATCAGGCGATGTTCTATCTGGGCTATGGAGGCTCGGTGTTCAAGAAGGTTTATTTCGATGCCCAGCTAGATCGGATGGTGTCAAAGCTTGTGCTGGCAGATGACGTGTTTATCCCGTATTACGGGTCAAGCGTCATGAGCCAATGCCCACGGATCACGCATCGTATTGCGATGGACTCTAACGAATACCGCAAGCGCGTGGTCGCAGGCGAGTATTTGGATGTGATTGTGGAAAGTGAGCTCTATCCGTCGGACGCAAGTCAGATCCGTTATCAGGTGGATAAGCAAACGGGCGTGGTGGAAACCGGTGCGCCCGAGGAAATCTTCTTGCTTGAGTTCCAGGTGGACTACGATTTGCCGGGATTTGAAGACACAGATGACAAAGGCGAGCCCACGGGCATCAAGCTTCCGTATGTGATTACGCTGGATGAGGCGACAAAACGCGTCATTGGCGTGCGTCGGAACTGGAAAGAGGACGATGAGCGCAAGAATCGGCGCAATTATTTTGTCCATTACGTGCTAATCGAGGGTCTTGGGTCGTATGGCTTGGGTTTTGTGCATTTGGTGGGTGGTTTATCGAAGACAGCCACTGCTGCACTGCGTCAATTGCTCGATGCGGGCACGCTCTCGAACCTGCCAGCGGGCTTCAAGGCCAAAGGCGCAAGGATCGCGGACCAAGACAACCCGATTCAGCCTGGGGAATGGCGCGATATTGACGTAGGTGGCGCGGAATTGCAGCAAAACATGCTGCCTTTGCCTTACAAAGAGCCTTCGCAGACGCTTTTTGCCCTACTTGGGTTCTGTGTAGACGCCGGAAGACGTCTTGCCAGCATCGCCGACATGCAAGTGGGCGAGGGCAACCAGATGGCGCAGGTCGGAACGACGCTTGCACTGCTTGAACGCGGCACGCAGGTCATGTCGGCTATCCACAAACGGCTGCATTACGCATTAAAAGAGGAATTTCAGCTACTGGCCGAGGGCTTTGGCATGTATTTGCCAGACGAGTACCCCTATGACGTGCCAGGAGCGTCGAGAAAGATCAAAAAGTCGGACTTTGACAACCTTGTGGCCGTGCAGCCGGTGTCAGACCCCAATATTTTCTCGTCAGCCCAGCGTTTAACGCTTGCACAGATGCAATTGCAGATGGCGCAGACCGCCCCGCAGATGCATAACCTCTATGAGGCCTACTACCGCGTCTATACCGCGATGAATGTGCGCGATATTGACAGCATTTTGAAGCCGCAGCGTACCCAAATGCCCAAGGACCCCGCGCAAGAGAACGCCGATGTCCTTGATGCGATGGAATTGAAGGCTTTTGCAGGCCAACAGCATGATGCGCACATTGCAAGCCACTTGATGATGGGTTTATCGCCCATGTTGCAGGCACAACCCATGGCGGCGATGACTTTGCAAAAGCACATCCTTGAGCATGTGCGCTTAAAGGCTGAAGAAGCGACCGAAGCAGAGCTCTTTATGGCCTATGGCCGTGATCCAGACCGCATGGTGTCTGATTTACAGCGTGAAGCCATGGTGGCACTCAAAATTGCCATGTTCATGCAGGAAGTTCGTGATCTCCAGAACCAACTCATGGGCAACCAGGGCCAGGGCCCTGATCCGTTGGTCTTGTTGAAAGAACAAGAGCTCCAGATTCGCGCACAAAACGATCAGGCCCAACAGCAAATCGATCGCCAGCGTCTTGCCATAGAGCAGCAGCGCACCCAGGCCAATACCATGGCCAATCAGGCGCGGATTCAATCGCAAGAGCGTATTGCTGCCGAGCGTGCATCGGTTGCGCGCGAGCGTGCAGACATCATGGAGCAAAGTGCCCGCCGCACGCAGCAGATTCAGTTAGCCAATCAACGGAGGGATCGCAATGCCGCTTAAACAAGGCAAAACCCAAAAGGTCATCTCAAGCAATATCGGCGAGATGATCAAGAAGTACAAAGAGACGGGTTCCATTGGCACCAGCAAGCCTAAGAACAAAGGCGAAGCGATTAAGCAGGCCGCTGCCATTGCTTACAGTGCCGCTGGGAAAACTCGGAAGTTCAAGGCAGGCAGCACGCCTGCTGGTGTGCAAGGTCCGTTTATGACGGTCAAGAAAAAGGACGGCAATCGTCCTGTGAAAATCTACTAGGAGCATCAATCATGGCTGAAGTAAAAGAGCAGCGTTTTCCATCTCTTAACGATGTAAGAAGGATGGAAAAGGAAAAGGCAAGAATGGAAAAGGAAAAGGCAAGAATGGAAAAGGAAAAGGATAAGGATGTTTACACCGAAGACAAAGGTCCTCCTCCTTCGCCTCCTGATATGGCAACGGTCAAGACAATGGCTAAAGGCGGGTTTGTTACCACCCGTGGCCAGGGCAAAGTGATGCGGACGAAGAAAACCCGCATTTGCTGATGCCTGCCCTTCGGGTGGGGGCCAAACCACCTGCTTTTTCATGGACTGTGACCATGCTTGACTTAGTCGAACGCATACTGAGAGAAATTAGAACACTACGTGAGAGCACGGAAGGACTCGTGCTTAACGGATCGGTTCCTGATATGGAACGATATCGTTTTCTGATGGGTCGCTTAGAGGCACTCAAGCTTGTTGAGGTCACGGTTAAAGATCTTTTAAACGAGCGAGAGGAGAATCTCTGATGGCATTGACGGCACTTGAACAAAAGTGGCAGGAGCAAGAAGCCCAGCGCAAGCCCGCGTTGGACGATGCTTACGACAAGGAAGGCAACTTCGATCCGCAGTTGATCGAAGGCTCGGTCCTTGATCGGTTGCCCAAGCCTACCGGATGGCGCATCGCTATCCTGCCGTATCGCGGCGCACAAAAGACTAAAGGTGGTATCGCCTTATCCGATGAAACCCAAAAGCGTACGCAGCTAACCACCACCGTGGGCTACGTGCTAAAGATGGGTCCTTTAGCCTACTACGACCAGGAGAAGTTTCCTGACGGCGCGTGGTGCAAGGAAGGCGATTGGATCATCTTTGGGCGCTATGCCGGTGCCCGTATCCCGATTGATGACGGCGAGATTCGTTTTATTAACGATGATGAAGTACTCGGTGTAATCAATAACCCCCAAGATATCGTCCACCTGTAAGGAACGTCCCATGGCCAATGAACAATTGGAATTTAATTTAGGTGAGAACGAGGCGCCTGCAACCGTCTCGATTAACGAGGATGGCACGGCAGAGCAACTCGAAAAGCCACAATCCCCGGTGGTCGAGACGCAGCAGACCACAAGCCACGATCTTGATCAGTACAGCGACAAGGTACAAAAGCGCATCGATAAGCTAACCGCTCGTCTGCGTGAAACCGAGCGCCGTGAGCAAGAAGCCATTCGCGTGGCGCAACAAATGCAAGCCCACATCCGGGATGCCGAGCAACGCTACGTCTATGCCGACAACCAGCGCATGGGCGAGGCTAAGGGTCGCATTGAAACGCAGGTCCTGGCACTCAAGCAGATCGTAAAGAAGGCTCGTGAAGAAGGCGACCTTGACACCGAGACCGAAGCCAACGAACGGTTAACGGCCATTCTTGTGGATCAGCGTCGTTTGCAAGATGAAGCCGTGCAGCGTCAGGCTTATGAACAACAGCGCGCTGCTCAAGCGCAACAGCAACTAGCCTATCAGCAACAACAAGCAGCACGTCCTCAGCCGCCTCAACCCGATCCTCGCGCAGAGGAATGGGCCGAGAAAAATGAGTGGTTTGGCAGGGACGTAGCCATGACCGCAGCGGTCCGGGGCATCCATATTCAGCTTGTATCGCAAGAAGGCTTTGATCCGCGAGGCGATGATTACTACGAAGAGTTGGATCGCCGCATCAAAGACGCCTTCCCACATAAGTTTCGTTCTGATAGTATGAACCGTTCAGCCAACCGTCCCGTGCAGACGGTTGCCCCTGCATCACGCTCTTCAGGCGTGAACCAAAGCGCACGCCGCACTGTGAAACTGACCCCGAGTCAGGTCGCAATCGCCAAGAAACTAGGTGTTCCGCTTGAGGAATACGCAAAGTACGTGAAGGAATAAACCATGGAACATGAGCAAACCACAGAGGTTTCTGCAACCGCGTTGCCGAAATTACGCCGTGAATCACGAGCTGCAATTACTCGTGAGAAGACTGCGCGCCGCAAACCCTGGGCCCCTCCTTCTAAATTAGACGCTCCTCCGCCACCGGAAGGGTACAAGCACCGCTGGATTCGTCGCGAGACGATGGGATTTGATGATCGGATGAACATCACAGCAAAACTGCGCGAGGGCTATGAACTCGTGCGGGCTGAGGAGTATCCCGATTTTGC